TTGTTTCGGAGAAATTAGGGATACATTAGAACTAATTTGTTTCGGAGAAATTAGGGATACATTAGAACTAATTTGTTTCGGAGAAATTAGGGATACACGTCTTTACATCTTCTTCTGATTTAATTAAGTTTTTCTTTACATCAACTAACTTATCACTTAATTCCTCATATTTATGTAAAGTATCCTGTTTTTTTTCATATGTTTTTTGATACATATCTAAATTCTTATAAAAATTATACATTTTTTTTTTAAACACTTCCCCTGAACATCCAAATTTTCTTTTTTTTTCTATTTGATTATTCGTAGGAACAAAAACATTATTATTACCATTTATATTATTACTATTTATACTATTATAATATTTCTCTTTTTTAATGTTATGGTATCTACAAACGCATAATATTAATATTAAAGCTATAACTAATAAACTGAAATTATAAAAATTATCTGGATTCATATATTATAAAATAAGATAAATATATTATATAAAATAACAAATTTAATCTAAATAAATTTTTAAAAAATTAGTATTAACTCTACATAAAGGACATTCTTCATTTTTCATACTTAATATACATTTCTCGTGAAAGCAATGTCCACAACTACCACTATAAATATCTTCTTCCATATTTTCTAAACATATAGAACAATTATGATACTGTTTATCCAAAATATTTAATGTATTCCTAAAAACTTTTTTATATAATTCATTTTTTTTTAATAAAGGCAATTCTATAATTTTATTTTTAACTAAATATAGTTTAGTTTTTATTAATTCTTTTTCAAATAATTTCCTTTTACCTATCCATAATAATTCTTTTTTTATCAAATTTTTTTTTAAATTTTCCTTTCGTTTTTTATTTTCCATACAATTATCACATAAATCACCACATAAATTATTATGCCATATATCTTTATCATCCAAATTTAGATTACATAAATCGCATACAAAAGATATAGTTTTTTCTATTTTTTTATATAATAGTAATTCTTTATTATAATTACTATAATATATGTCATCGAAATTTGTCTTCTTAAAACTCAAACTTCTAAATCTATTTATATACTTTTCACCTACACCATAATTACTATTTATCATATTTTCAATATTTAACATCCATCTTATATCCTTATAATTTGTTTCATAACCCCATTTACTATCTAATGAATTATTTTCGAATTCTTCATTTATAGTAATTAAATTATATTGTTGGTAATTGAAAAACTCGAAATCAACCTCCAAAATATCATATGGATAATAAAATACAAAATCCAAGTCTTCGATATCTATATTATTTTTCTCTATATAATCATTATTATCAATATTGTCTATATTATAAATATTATCTTCTGGATCGTCAAAATTTAAACATATACTAGTCATAAGAGTTATTTTTTTACTGTTCCAATCATTCATTTTTTTATCATATTTCTGTTTATACATTCTTATAATTATATTTTTTTCTTCAGTTTCAAATATATAAAAGAAAAAATGGTCTATAAAATTGGAATTTAATATATTATGGCATTTTATTGTATTTAATTTATCAAAAACTCGTTCTCTTTGTTCGTCTGTTTTATATAATATTTTTTTATTACTTAAATTATGAAAGTAATCCATATTTAAATAACACCAATAAACCCTTAAATTATTATTTAATTTATTTCTTTTATTACTGCGTTTATTATGAAATAATACAGCAATTATGTTTCAATATATCTTTTTCTATTTGTTCAACTTTAATATAATCTTTTGTTTCTTCTAATCTTTTGTCTATAATTTTTTTAGTTAAATCGAAAATATGATTAAACAAATTTTTTATATTAATATTTTCGACTGCGGAAGTTTTAAAAAATTTAGGTTCAATAGAAAAACTATCTTTTATAAATTTATTTATATCTTTATCACTTACAATACAATGAGATTTCAAATCTACCTTATTACCAATTATAATAATTTTAGGATTATCATAATTGTTTAAAACAAATTTATACCATTTAGATAAATTTTTAAAAGAATCATAATATGTTAAATCAAATGTTAATATAATAATATCACATCCCCTAACATACATAGGTATTAATGAATTATACCTTTCTTGGCCAGCAGTATCCCAAAAATTAATTCTAATATTTCTCTCTTTGTCATATTTATAAAATAATTCCCAATATATTGCTCCTAAAGTGCTTTCATTAGAAGAAGAAACATTAATACTATTATATTTTTTAATAATAGAAGTTTTACCTATTCCACTATCTCCTAATATAACACATTTAATACTTTGGTTGTATTTTACTAGTTTTTTTATATTTAGTTTTACAACAGGAATTGAAATTGTATTTATCTCTTCTGCTTTATTTTTTTTTAAAGTTTCATTATAATAATCCCTTATTAAGACTTGCTCTTTTTTAAACATTACTTAATTTGTTAAAATATTTTTAAATTAAAATAAAAAATTACTAATTAAATTTTCGGTTTATATAGTATATGACACAAACTAAAATAAATAAATCAAAAATAAATAAATCAAAAATAAATAAATCAAAAAAAACTAAATCAAATAAAAAACACAATCTTGATAAGTTTGTAAATAAAAAATTAAAAAACGAAAATGTTATTGTATTTAATGAAAATAATAAAAATGAAATAAATTATAAAGATAGAAAAACAAATACCTTTTTTAATAAATTAGTAGGTATTCTAAATTTTTCTTTTGAAAAAGAAAGGGAATATCAAATTAAAAAAGGTTCATATTATCCAGGTTATAAACATACAATTGATACTATTAAAAATAATCTTCATTCTTCTAATTTCGACACTTATATTTTAACTACTAAAAAAATGTCACCTATTTCTCTTTTATATGTAGAGAAAAACGAAAATGATTTTGATAAAATATGGACTGTATGTACTGATAATAAATTTCGAGGTAAAGGTATGTCGAGTAAATTAATAAATTTTATGATTACAAAACAACTTAATGAAAAAAACCCTAACCGTAATACAATGTTATTAGAAGTATATAATGACCATATTATAAGTAGAGAAGAAAATGATGTAAAACAATCTCAAATTATGGGTTTATTTGGTTCAAAAGGTTTTGTTAATACAGAACCTAAAACATTATCAGAAGATTCATTTAATAATTTATTATCTAATGACGGGCAAACTAAAATAATGGTTTTCAATCCCAAGTTATGGATACAAAAAAATCCAAAAGAAAATAGAAAATTAAATTTAACTGCTAATAAATTTATTCGAAGTTTATAATCAAAGGTAAATGATCCGAATAATAATTTCTATTTATTTTCATATTTATATTATTTCCTTCTTCGCCATAATAAAAAACATAATCCAATTTGGCCATTGGATAAATTGAAGGATAAGTTTTATTAAATCCGTCTTTATCACTAATATCAATTAATTTTTTTTTTAACATATTAATTCCTTTATAATTACTTGGGGAGTTGAAATCCCCCATAATTAATTGATTCCCTTTATTTTCTTCTAGGTGTTTTAATAATTTAGTAGATTGATATTTTTGTAAATATCCTGTTATATCTGAATTAAAATAAGTATTATTTATCCATATTTCCTTATTATTTACTTTTGTTTTAATAGAAATACATATATTTTTAGTTTTATAATAGTATAACTTAAAATTTAATATTTTACTTTCTAAAATTGTATTTTGACATAATATCAAATTACCATATGAACAATTATTATATTTATAAATAGGGACGAATATATGATTTTCTATTTTTAAATATTCTTTCATATAATCTATTAAATCTCTATTATCACTGAATCCTAAGTTTAAAAATTCTTGAATTACATATACCTCTGCTTTTTCTTTCTTTAAAAATTTTAATATTTCAATTAATCTATTATAATTATAAAAATCACAACTATAATGAACATTCCAATTTACTATTTTTCCTTTTATAAATTCTTTTTTAGGTTGATAAAATAAATTTAAATACTTTACTTGTCCTTCTAATTTATCTATATTTCTTTTAGAACTCCTAAAATATATATATAAATATAGATATACGTTAGTTATAATACATAATGTGTTACTAATTGAACCTATTAAAAAAAAATAAATGTTATTATATAAGTTTATAAAGTTATTGGGAATTATCATAGTTAATATTATTTTTATATAAAAAATTTAAATACTTTATATTATATAAAATTTTTAATATTTTATAAAAGATAATTTATATTTAAAAAATATATAAAAAATAATTTATTATGGAAAGACCTTCGTGGGACAAATATTTTAAAAAAATTTGTTTAGTTACTAAAGAACGTTCTTCTTGTCATAGATTACAAGTAGGGTGTTTATTAGTTAAAGATAATAGAATAATTTCGCAAGGATATAATGGTTTTTTGCCAGGTTGTCCTCATAAATCCATAGTTAGAGATAATCACGAACAATCCACAGTTCACGCCGAACAAAATGCCATATGTGATTGTGCCAAAAGAGGTGTTAATTGTAATTATTCTATTGCTTATATTACTCATTATCCTTGTATTATATGTTGTAAATTATTATTGGCTAGTGGAATTAAAGAAATAAAATATATTGATGATTATAAAAACGACGAATTAGTAGCAGAATATTGCGAACAGTTAGATATAAAAATTATAAAATTATAAAAAAAATATAATATTTATTAATCTAATCTAATAAATTTAATAAAATTTCCAGATTCGTCAGTATACCAAAATTTTTTAAGTGTATAATTTTTATATTTTAATGTCTTTTTAATAGTATTTATACAATGTATACAAGGTTTAGACATACGCAACGAGTCTCCTTTATTATTTGTTCTAAATACAATTAAATTAATTGTAACTGGTTTTATTGTTTTTTTTAATTTTGATACACAATCTACTTCCGCGTGTATACTATCATTATGTATTATAGAAGCAGAATTAAATAAATTATATTGATTATACCCAAACGCGTAAAACCCGCGGATGCTTTAACTTATTTGAGAAGGCCAAACACCCCAATTTTGAATGACCGTTATGGTTATTTGGAATTTTTGAACGCAAACTAACATATTCGTCAATGATATTAAGCAAATATTTTTTTTTTGTATTTTCAATAGAAGACATTTTATTATATATAAATCATTTTTTTATTTCAATTTTTTTTAGTAATTAATTTACGAAATATTTAAAAAAATTAATAAAGTTAATATTTGTGGCGGTTTAGCGCAGGAGAGAAGAAAAAAAATGGTTTAGATACAACTGAGAAGAAAAATTATATGATAATATTTTATGCGAGGGAGCACAAGAAATATGGTTAGATATTAACTATGGAAATTACCCATATGTTACAAGTAGTAATCCTTTTCCATATGGAGCATGTAGTTTGGGTTTTGTACCGCAAAAAATAAATCATATATGAAGCAGTAAAAATATATGATACCAGAGACGTTGTGGATCCTGATTTTCCAGAATCATTACAAGAAGACACTGAATTAAATAAAATAGGAGAATTAGGGGGAGAATATGGATTGACTACTGGGAGAAAAAGAACTATTAATTGGTTAAATGTTGATAAATTGATAAAGTCAATTAATATTTCGGGGTGTACAAATATTATTATTTCAAAGATAGATATTTTGGAGAAATTAGATATATATAAATATTATTATAAAAATGAATTACGCAAATATAATACATTATTAACGATGATGTCTAAATTAGAGAAGATATTGGAAAATAAATGTTAATTATTAGTTTGGACTTTTAAGTTATACTTTCTTTTCCTTCTACCATTTCTTTACTGGTCTAATATAAATGAGTATATTCTTCAAAGGGGGTCTCTTATAATTATTGTGGCTTCTTCTGGGAAGTAAAGCCACATGTCCGCATGGTGGGAAGGTAATGATACAGAAGTAATTCTATCACACCCAGCGAAAGCAGTAGAATCAATGAACAGTAAACTATCTGGGAGTATGATAGAAGTCAAGCCGGTACATTCAGCAAACGCTTCTTCCCAAATGTAATCAATGCGAGAATTTTCGGGAAATGTGATTGAAGTCAACCCGGTACATTCAGCAAACGCACTCTTATGAATTTGTGTAATGGTATATGGAATTACCATTGAAGATAAGTTTTCACATCTATAAAAAGCATAGTCATAAATTTTTCGAATACCTTCATATATTACAGATGATAATTGTGTACAACCTGAAAATGTCCCTTCATTAATGCTATCATTATTGTATGGGATTATTATAGACTTTAAACTGG